CATTTTGCGGTACGTTTGGTAGGTACAATTTCGTATTGCCAGTACAATTATGGGAAACACCAAGGTTTTGAACCTATTCGGGAATACTGGAAAGATGACCAGTCAGTCATTGGACATAGCTCATATTGTACTTAGGAATCCGCATATTAGTTATCAGGCAATGGCGGATCAGTATGGAATTTCCAGGCAGAGGGTTGGCCAGATAGTTCGTAAGATGGGTGTGGCGAGGAGAGACAGGGATGGCGAAGCAAACTAAACGGGAATTATTAGAAGACCAGAGAGCTTTTTGTGCTTCTTTTGCAGAGCATGGAGTTCCTGGTATTTCTGCGAAACTAGCTGGCGTGTCTATCGAAACTATCGAGAAGTGGACTAAGGGTAATATTGAGGGGTTTAAGGATAAGTACGATCAGGCAAAGGTAGATTTTAAGGAATCTTTGCATCGTCTTATTTTGGAAAGAATTAAACTGCAAAAGCCAGGAGATAATCCGACATTACTTGTGAACCTACTTGCAGCTCACATACCTGAGATGTTTGGTAGAAATAATAACATCACAGATTCTACAGCCGTTGATCTTATGGCTGAACTGAAGCAGGTGTTCAGGAAAGCTAAAAGCCTTAGCACACCTGTAAAAGAAATAAACGATGGCAAGAAGGCCGTAAGCGAAGCAGAAAATATTATCGCCAGAAAAGGTGGAGAAAATAACTACTCAAACACTGGCTGAAAATGAGCTGGTTAGTGACTTTATATTCTCAAGACTTGATTTTGAACCCACACCGCTACAGTTAGACATCCTCAAGTCGAGAAAAAGATTCGTACTTGTCGCTGGCGGTGAACAGGCTGGCAAGTCAATGGTAGCCTCAAAGTATCTGGTATCAAGATTCCTTGAAACCGATGGGGCAGGACTCTACTGGCTGGTCGCAGCAGACTACGAAAGAACTCGTGCAGAGTTCGATTACCTGGTAGAAGACTTTGCGGCACTTGGGATACTGTCTGAAGTAACTAAAAGAGTAGATCCAGGCAGAATGATCCTGGCAGATGGAACCAGAATAGAAACTAAGTCCGCCAAAGATCCCAGAACCCTGGCAATGAGAGCCCCTAATGGAATTATTGGATGTGAAGCGTCACAGTTGGATATGGATTCGTATCATAGACTTAGATCCCGTGTGGCTCCAAAACGTGGATGGCTGTTTTTATCTGGAACCTTTGAAGGATCTTTAGGATGGTATCCGCAATTGTTTGCGTCATGGCAGGTTGGCAAAGAAGACGAACAGTCCTTCTCCCTGCCGTCATACTCAAATACAAACCTGTATCCAGAAGGCATGAACGATCCGGAAATCAGAAGACTTAGGGCTATGGCCTCCGATGAGTTCTTCATGGAACGGATACAAGGCATCCCATGCCCGCCAGTTGGACTGGTGTTCGGAGAGTTTAGAGCAGATATACATGTGGATGACAAAGCAGAATATATCAAAGGAGAACCAGTATACCTGTGGATGGACCCAGGTTATGCAGGAGCATATGCGGTAGAAGCAGTACAGATAATTAATGACCAGATATGCGTGTTCGATGAAGTATACGAACGAGGACTTACCACAGAAGAGGTAATAACCGCCACAACTAACAGACCGTGGTGGCCTGATGTCCACTCAGGAACAATAGATATAGCCGGATATCAACACCAGGCCATGTCAGCGCCCGCAGAGATGTGGATGGACGTGACAGGGATATATCTGGACGCTCATAAGATACGAATTAATGAGGGAACAGAAAGATTAAAGGGATTTATGAAGATAGATCCACTAACAAATAAGTCCAATGTTGTGTTTAATCCGTCATGTAGAGGTATACTGTCAGAATTCGGTGCGGTTCCAAGTCCGTTTGATGGACAAACTAGAGCATACAGATGGAAAACCGATAGAGACGGGAATATCGTGGGAGAAACACCGGACGATAAAAATAATCATGCTATAAAAGCTGTTATATATGGGATCGTTAGTAGATTCGGATACGGTGTGGTAAATAACAGAGAGTTTATAAAGGTCAAAAGGCACTAAATTATGGCCCGTCTAAAACCAGAAGATATTATCGACAAGGTAGAATCACAATGTGAGGCTACTAATACCCTGCGAGATCGTATGGATGCAGACCATCAACTGTATAAACTCATGCCATTTGATGCAGGAGATGGATATCAAAGCTATACCTCTAACGAACCACAGACATTTGCAGATAAAATTGTAGCCTGGCTTACCTCGTCAGATATGATAATCAGGATTCCACCTAACGGTAATCCAAGAAATAACAGAGAGGTTAATAACGATAAAGAACGATTTATTATCGGAGCCCTGAAATCTGCGGACGAAAGATTAACCAAAAACCTGGTTCCACCACTTAAAGATCAGCTTGCATGGCATATTGCAGTCAGAGGCTGGTATGCAGGCAGAGCCCTTCTATCAAAAGATAAAGATAGTAAGACAAATATAGACATCACACCCTGGGACCCGATGCATACTCATTGGGGAGTTGGGGCTAACGGACTGGCATGGGCCTGCTATAGAATTAAGAAAACCCAGGACGAGATAGAAGCTCAGTATGGAGTTAGACTAGGTGAATCACGAACAGATATAGACGGAATAACAGTATATGACTACTACGATACAGAACATAATACCGTAGTTATACCAGGTAGGTTTATTAAAAAGAGAACTCCACATGGAACTGAAGGGCAGGTTCCGGTATTTATCGGCCCAGTTGGATCAACACCACTGGTCCAGTCACTGGAATGGTCTTCAATAGAAGATACACTGGAAGATTACGGGGAGTCAGTATATAAATCCACAAGAGAACTATACGACAAACATAATCTTATGATGTCCGTGATGCTTGAGCTTACAGCACGAGCAAGAAAACAAGGTCTTAAAGTTAAATCCAGAGATGGAACAAAAACACTGGAAGAAGATCCATATCAGGAAGGAACAGAAATATCGCTAGGCCAGGGAGAAGATGTAGAACCCCTTGGCCTTATGGAGATGGCTCGTGAGTCAGGAGCCTTTATGGGCCTTGTCTCAGGAGAGATGCAAAGAGGATCTATCCCACATACGGTATACGGAGAAATTCCGTTCCAGTTGTCCGGATTCGCTATCAATACTCTTAGACAAGGTGTGGAATCCGTATTAGTACCACGTATTGCAGCTATGCAAAGAGCCTATACGCAGATAGCTAATTTGTTATGCGACCAGTATCGGTCTGGAGCATTTGAAGCTGTTGAGCTATCAGGACAGGATAATAACCGAATGTATTTTTCTGAGAAGATAACTCCAGAAAGAATACGTGATGGTGGAGATCCTGAGATAAAACTAGTAACAAATCTTCCTGAAGATGATATGTCTCGATACGGAATGGCCCAGATTGCCAGAGAGGGTCAGACTCCTCTACTGCCAGATCTGTGGATACGAGACAATATCTTGGGTATACAGGACTCGGACCAGATAGAAGATGCGGTCAAGGAACAGATAGGAGAAAGAACTCTTCCAGAGGCTGGTATATGGTCTTTATATCAAGCTGCTGTAAAGCAGGGCAGAGATGACCTGGCTCAGTTATATCTTGGAGAGTTGATGACTATGCTGTTTGCGAAAGCTCGTGAAATGGCCCAAACTATGGGAGGGGCGGCGGGCTTACCGCCAGGGGCTCCCTCTCCTGGGCCAGGATCTGCTCCTCCTGGTATGGCAGGTCCGCCGCCTATCCCACCAATGCCGCCACCAGGCGTTATGCCACCTGCTATGGCAGGAGTTCCACCACCAATGCCAACACCACAGGGAGGTCCGGTAGTTCCGCCAGGGCAGCCTAGACCAGGAGCCCTATCGGAAGAAGAAAGGCTTCGTAGAATAGGATTGGCAGGACCAAGGGGCTAAGACATGGCAATAAACAATGGTATTAATCCTGAAGATATCCTAGGTGCGTTTGCAGGATTGCCCTATACATTAAGCAATATGCAGGCACAGATGGACCCTGTTAAAGCAGTTCTATCAAGCATGGGACAGGAACCGTTTGATGGCACAGCTAATCGTACAGATGGTGGGTTCCCAACATTTGAAGAATTCCAAAGGGATCTTCGTAAACAAGAACCACCGAGTTTGCCGCAAGGTGGAGTTTATAATACTTTAATTGATCGAGGTCTTTCTCCAGAAAAAGCGGCAGAGGTATCTAGAATTAGTAGCGATATCGCATGGAATTCAGCAAAGAAAGAGGAACAAAAAGAAAACCTTAAATCTCCAGAAGTTAAGTCTAAGTCTGTTATGGCAGATTTTCTTAATAATAATCTTGAGATTATAGAAATGGATTTTGATAGATGGAAACAGTCTCCTGTAAATACAGAAGCTAATTCTATGCTAGAAAGCAATCTATCTAGAGAGGGAATTAGTATAGAACTATTTAGACGTGAACTTGAAGATGCAAAGAAAACATATAATCAGAAGCTACTAGAAGAAGAACGTACTCCTGAAGAAACACTACTTCCGCCTACTCCTACTCCTACCCCAACTGTTACTCCAGCTCCTCCTACTGAACTTCCTGAATTCTTTCCTCAAGGCTCTGTACAAGATCAAGGATTATTTCAAGGTAGAAGACTGAAAGAATCTATGGGCTATGAAGAGGCAAAAAGTATTTTTGAAGAAGATATTCCTCCTACTCCTACTCCCACCCCAACTGTTACTCTAGCTGAAACAGGCGAAGAACCCTCCACTTACTGGGATATCAACGTTAGTATTCTGGGGGCACCAGATCAAGTACAGAAAAAACAAGAGTTAAAAGAATTACTTTATAATAGAGAGATCTATAGCCCAAAAGAACAATATAAACTTATGGCAGGAAAAACACTTGGTTATTTAGCTAGAGATCCTATTGTACAGTCTGCTTTAGATAGGAGATTTGACTATACTTATGGTAATTGGTTTTTAGAAAACGTGAATAAAGAACTTATATCTGTGGATGGGATAATGAGTGGTATGGAAGAGTTTCCTGACTTTGTTGCTAGAAGTTTTAGTACTCCTAAAAATCAAGCCGAATTAGATAGTAATTGGAAAAAGTTAGTACAGCATAGTCAATCAGATGAATATTATCTAGAAAAAATGAGTGCCCTTGGTGGTGTATCTATTCTGTCAGAAAATCGATATTCTCCAGCTCAATCAGAACTTATGGCTGCAAAGGCAAAGGCAGGAATGACAGGACGAGGCACATATGGGCGTATGAGAGAACGGGTTTTTGATGGTCTAGTAAAACAATATAGAACAGAAATGGCCTTTACTAAACAGGAAGAAGATTTTATCCCTCAAACAGGATTTGCCGCATGGTTAAGTGAAGAAGTTGGTGGGCCTTGGGCAATTAGTGAAAATGGAGGTATGTAATGGCATTTATTTGGAATCCTGAAACTTTAGAATATGAATACGTTCCAAGGACGGAAGATGATCCTTCAATTGGTTTTGGCGGTCTTCCATCACAATTCCCAGAGGCAATAAAAGAATTTTTACAACCTGAGCTTGGCCCTCAAACGCAGTTTGATATTGCGTCTGGAAGAATGTTCCCAGAGTTTAGAGACAGTCCATATCTTTCTAGCTATTTAGGCCGTGTTCAAAATCCTCTTTATGGACAATTTCTTACTAATCTGTATTCTGATGATCCTTTTGCTGCTGGTATTACTGAAGAACAACAGCCGACTTTTGCTGAATGGCTTACAGGCCAACAGATAGCTGGCAGACCAGAAGATCCTTCAGGTACAATGCGACTATTAGATGTTCCTACAGGTGTTCCTGAAAATTGGGGAGATATTGTTAGAACGGCTAGAGCAGGTTCCTATCAGCCTAATCCTAATATTTATGGAGTTCCTGGACTTTCTTCTTTGCCAATGACAGGGATGCCTGGTGGCCCTACAGCAAGAGCATATGATACATGGTTTGATATTCTTAAAAAAGAAGGACAGGCTGAGTCACTTGCACGAATGGCAACATTTGATCCACAATCTCGTGGCATTCTTGGTCGTCTTAGAGCGCAGGGAATGGAACGAGCAAGACAAAGATGGTTAGCAGAAAATGCTCCTGGGAGTCAACGTCAGTGGGCTGACTGGCTTGGGTATATTACATCACCTGGGGTATCTGGATATGTTAGACCTGAGTGGAAGATAGGATTTGGACTTGGAGATGAGCCAGGACCAGGGCCGTCAGAGGAGTACGGCGATCCACAAAATCCTATGACAGGGATGACATATCCCGAAGGATATGGTGGTTTAGGACCATTTATAGCACCAGATGATGTTCCAAATCCGTCGGCATATCCCAACCAAGGAGAGGAGTACGGCGATCCACAAGATCCTACGACAGGGATGACATATCCCGAAGGATATGGTGGTTTAGGACCATTTACAGTAAATCAAGCCACCCCAGGGATAACAGGTGGCGTAGATTCTTGGTTCGATCCAAATACTAGATATACATGGAACTTACAACGCAACCCAATAACTGGTGGCCCTCTTACCACAGGTCCTCTTGGAGAAGGCTCTCAATGGATACCATATAAAGAAACTGAAGTTCCAGGACAAAGGGATCAGGTAGTAAATCTAAATACATGGTTCCCTACTGGATACACACCCCAAAGTATATATGGATAGGAGAAAATAATGCCTACAACACCAAATAATATGGATAATTTCTGGCAAGAACATGTTTTGCCACAAGCTCCGCAGGCAGCATATTTTAGTGCTGCTCCATTTGGGAGTAGAGTTACTGCTGAAAATCCATTTGGGAGGGCAACATTTGGTAAAACCGGGCAAGTAACACCAGGTGCTTCTGGTTTTTCCCCTGCTGCACAACGATATTGGACTGGTCAGTATGGAAATGTAATGAACCAGTTTATGGGAGAAGCAGGAAGAAGAATGAGATCAGGCCAGGACCCAACATCTTTGTCTTTTATGGACTTCCTTGAAGAGTATCCCTGGACTCAAAGATATACATCTCTTAGCCCAAGACTTAGATCAGGAAGTACTACTAGATTTAATCCAGCAACGAGATACATGTACTAATGACTTTTCCAGTTACTACTCCGGCATTTCCATACCGTAGTAAACCAGAAAGCGAATTAGAAAAACGCCTAGAAAGACTAAAAGAAGCATGGTCTGTAGCTGTACGCTCACATCCTGAACTTAAAAAGTTTGGTAAAGCTCCTTGGAATGAACAGGGAGAAGTTAACCCAGATGCACTAAAAGAGTTTAGAAGTCTTCCTGCTCCTACTCCTACTACTACTCCTGTAACTCCAATTACTCCTCCAACTCTTATTACTCCTACAGCTCCTATTGCTACTAGTACACCAAGAGGGGTTCCTGATTTGGGATATGGTAGTGGCAGGCAAGAATCTTTTACAGATTTTTTGAAAGCTATGGGTAGGATATCTGCCCCTGCTGCTACTGCTGCATTAGGAACATTAGGAAAAGGATTTGATTGGGTATCTGAAAAAGGAATTAAGCCTGGTTTGGCACCATCTTTTAGAGCATCACCACTTGCATGGGAGAAGTCTGAAGAGGTTTCTCCAGAAGGTGAAGTTACAGAACTAAGCCCTTGGGATAGATTCAGACGAGGGGAATTCAAAGATGCTTTAGATCAGCTTACTACATTTGATGCATATCTATCACCAGAAGGTCGTTTTAGTCCCCAGGCAACAGCACAAACTATCTTAGGGGGTTTAGGCCCACTAGCTCCTCCTCAATCTTTTCCGAAAGTACCTACTTTACGATCAGCAAATGTAGAAGAAGCGATAAAAGTAAAAGAAGCAGAACTTGGGCGACCACTTGATAAAAGAGAGAGAAGAGAAGTAGAAGAAGATATATATACGTTACCCCCAGGCATGAGAGGATTAGCAGAAGAATTACCTTGGTTTTTGATTCCTCCTGCAAAAGTGGCGAGGACTGGCATACAGGGATTGAGACTGGGACAAGCAGCACTTGCAGGTAAAGGGCTTGCTCCTAGAGTGGGCCGAGGTGTGCTACGTGCAACAGAAATGGGACTAAAACCAATTGAAGTTGCAGAAGAAGTAGCGTCTAAGGCTATAACACTCCCATTTAGAGGGCTTGGACAAATACCAAGGATTATGCGTAGGGCTATTGGTAGAGATCCTACTGGTCCTACTACACCGCCCACAGCAGCCCCCACCGCACGGGTTGGTGAGGAAGCCGCTGCCAAACAGGTACGGATTGGTGACGACGTTGTTTTTGAAGGAGTGGATGGCACGACAGGTGCTGGCAAGGTTGTAGGCGAAGGGACGATAGAGATAAATGAAGTAAGTAAGCCTTACTTCACTGTAAGGACTGCTACTGGAGAAACAGTTCAAAGGCCAATAGAGGCGGTTAGATTACGAGCTGCTGATGTTCCTGCCGCCCCCACCGCACGGGCTGCTGATGCTGCTGTACCTGGTGTAGCTAGAGACCTTCCTGTTGAGGAAGTTATTCCTCCTCTTTCTACTGCACAGGCTGCTAAAGAGATTGTTGAGCCTACTGTACAAACTGGTGTATCTATGGCTCCGGCTGTTAAAAAATCAATAGATAAGGCGAAACAATTCCGAGAGCTTGATGCACCTGGGGGATTTTCTCGCTTCTTGGACATGATACCTGGTATAAGACTCTTACAACGATATATACGTCCGGGTGCTGATGAGACTCCAGTTCATATACAGACTGCATATGTAGCATCTAGGAGTGAAAGGGCTCTTTTCTCTACTAAAACATCTCTTGATCGACATAATATATTTAATGAAGCTGATCGTTTATTCGGATCGGGGTCAATTGATGGTGAGATAACCAACGCCCGTTTTATTGGTGCGGCTAATGAGTCAAGCGATATTAATGGTTTGCTATTAGATGTAGCCCAACGTCCTCATCTATATGATTTAACACCTCAACAGAGTATGTTTCTAACTAATGTCTGGCAACCTCATAACTCAAAATTTATAAGACAGCTTATAGGAGAATATGGTTCGGGTGTAAGAGAGTATCCAGCCCCTAAAGGTGGTGTATTCCTGTCAAATATAGATGTTGCTGATGATGCGCTAAAGGCTCTTGGGACTACAGAGTCTGGTGCGGCAATAATAGGAAGAGGCAAACTGCGTGTATTTAAGACAGCAGCAGAACGAATGGCTAAAAACCCTGAGTTTAAGCCTATGACTAATATTCGTCTATTACAAACCCGGATGGATGACTGGAAAGCTATTGAAGCAAGTAAAGAAGTGTTTAAACAAGGATCAGGAGGGCTAACACGTATTCAGGTTGTAGACCTACTGCATCCTAAGCTTCGTCCTATAAAAGAAATTCTTGCTAGGAAAGTAAAAAACCTAAGAGCTAGGATCGATGCTGCCAGTACTCAGACAGGACGGCTTACTGCTCGTGTATCACAGGCTCGTACACAAGCTAGGCAGGCAGAACGTCGAGCCCAACCTATGCTAAAACGCATAGAAGAACTTGACGATGAATATGGTGTTGAGTTGCCCTACTTATCAGGACAGGTCAGAGAGTTACTACGTGTAGCTTCTCAAGCAGAAAAACGTGGTGTAGATCTTGCATTACGTGTAGGAACTCGTCGAGGCAAAGCTAAGGCAATGATAAAAGAGTTGGACGAACTTGTGCCTAGGCTTGATAACCTAAGAAGGAGATATGAAGCAGCTAACCTAACAGGTTATAAACTTGTAGAGAAAGGTATATTCCGATACTTTCCTTATGATGAGGCTGAAGTAGTACAAGAATTACAGAGTGTCACAAATAGCACGTTAGTCCGACTAGCAGACGAATGGCGTGGAACAAATTTTGCTGGAGATTTTTCTCCAATTGCTGGTATTCAAATTCCTGTTGGGTTTCTTTTTAATCCCAAGTTGGGTATACAGAGACTTGTAGGCATGGGTAAGAACTCTATTCAGAGTAGGGATCTTTTGTACGCTTTTAGAAGAAGTACTATGATTGATGCTATATCAAAAGATTTTACTGGGTGGAAGGACTTTGCTTATTGGACTGGCCTTGATGTGGTTGGTGATACCCCACAAGAGTTTGCAGGTGGACTGCTACGGTACATACCAGGTTTTACTAAAGCTAATGAGGCTATGTATACGGTAGTAACACGACAGATGAAGGCATACTATGATAAACAACTATCTTTTCTAGTAGGTACGTTTCCTAATGTAGATAAGTCATTGTTAAAGATGGCAGCAGCAGATAATGCAACGATGGTGTATCCACTTTGGAACCCTGCTAGAGTTGGCCTTTCACCTGCACGTGCGGCTGCATTTCGTGCTATGCCAACCTCTATATCATTTGTTACTAGACCAGCCGCTCTTATATCTAAGGCATCTGGAGCTTTTCTCAAGATGGCGGCTAAGGGTGTCCCAAATAAGACAGGGATCTCTCCTGCACTAAAGGAACCACTTACGCCTAGTGAGAAGTTAGCTGTTAGATCTGTTATTACAATAGCTGCGTCAACTATGGCTATGTCTCTGAGTAGTGCAGCGATCTCAGCTTTGGCACGGGATAGAGATCCGTTGAAGGCAATGCTAGAGGTCGTCGATCCTACGTCACCCAAGTTTATAGCTATAGTATTTGGCCCCCGTTATATACCTTTGGGTGGAGCATTTAGGAGCATAATAAAGATGATTTATCCTCGTGAGGTAGATTGGGCTCCAATTCCTGTACCGTTTGCTACGGTAGGTAACTTTGTAAGGAATCGTATTAATCCTGCCTGGAAAACACAGGTAGAGTTAATTGCAAATAAGGACTTCTACGGCAATACAATTCGTGAAGGGAGTATGCCTGAACAGGTTTGGCAGTCATTACTGTATGAGATAGAAGGACTTATTCCCTTGGCTCTTGGTACTGGTATGGGGGGATTACGTAGGGGCTTACCTATTGGAGAGATCTTTGAGGAGTCAGCCGCACAATTTACAGGTACTAATATTGGAATTGAACGACCATATGAAAAACGAAAATATATACAGGCTGGTTTAATATCTGAATTTAATCTTGGTACTTTTAAAAATGTTATAAATGAACTGGGTTATGGGTTGGGTGAAAAATGGAAAACTATGGATAATTTGGATGAAACACCAAGTGTATATTCACAAATTGATCCAAAAACAAAGTTAAGAATACAAAATGACCCAGAAGTTAAAGAGCTTACCCAACAGATGAAAGATGAAATAAGTAGATTGGATACTGACCGAGGAAAGTATGAAAGAGAAGTTGATAAGGAACGAGAAGTGTTGATGGCAAAGTTACATGCGGCCTGGAAAGAAGCACAGAAATTAGAACAAGATCCTGAAAATCCTTTATATGAAGGCTATCCCTACATACATTATAGATTGTTAAGGAAGGAAGCGATAAAAGAATTTTATATATCAAAAGAGCTGTTAAGAGATCTATTCTTAGAAGATTATGATAAAGAAATTGATACTCCTTTTGAAATAGGCGAAGACGAATATTACAGACTTTTAGTCGCAGATGATAAAGAATTAGTAGAAAGCATACCTGAATTAGGAGATTATATTTCGCTTGAAACTGATACCGGTGAGATGAATTGGGAAGAATATAATCGTAGGACAGAATATTTAAACAAGGCTTGGAGCCCAGAATTTATTGAGGACATTAGAAAACTTTCTATTGCTAAACAAGATCTTCCTGATTTTGAAAGAGAATACAGAAAAGCTATGAACCATATTCAAGAGAAAGGTTGGTTTGATACTAAAAAAGATGCTGCTGCTAAATTGGGGCTGTCTAACGTATTAGAATCTTGGATAGCTATGGGTACAACATCTGTTGTAGGTAAAAAATATAAAAAGGATAATTCTGATGTATTTAGAAGGATTGATAGTCAGGAAGATGCAATAAGATTAGTACTAAGAGATAAAGATCCAGATCTACAAAAATATCTTAGGCATTTAGGATTTGTATCTGGAACTGTTGATCAAGATGCTAAAAGAGCCCGTGGGTGGGGCTTACCAAGATAGTCTATGGACATAATCAATATATACCTACAAAAGGTATCGTGTAGCTTGACAACTATAACATATTATATTTATGCTAAGACATGGAGGGGAATACAATGACAATGGAGCAAACTGAAAAAGTTGATACTGTGCAGGCTGATACTGCTGTAGCAGATCCAGTAGCACCAGATCCAGTAGCACCAGAGACCGGACAGCAGTCTGAGTTACCTCTTGGAGATGCCAGTACGGAACAATCTGGACCTAGTCCTGCTATTACAGAGACATCTCCTGGATCGTTACCACCACCTGCTCCATCTGAACCTTTTGGATCAACACAGCCTCCAGCTCCACAGGTTCAATATACACCTGAACAGATAACTAAGATGCAACGGGATGCTGCTCAATACGAGCAGGTCCAGATGAGAATAGCATTACAAAACCAGGCTAATGAGTATAAACAACAATTAGAAGGACAGGGATTTTTACCCGAACAGGCAGAACAAATTTCCAATAATCACATGCAGTCGCAGGAGCGACAGGTCACGCTAATGCAGCAGGCCGAACAGTACGGGAGGCATATACAAGAAAAACAATTGGCCGCAGAACAGTTTGTTAAAAAGTACAGTCTTGGTATCGATGATTTAGCAGCATTAAGAACCCATAATGATCCACAGTCAATGGAAAACGCTGCTAAACAGATGTCTGCGAATCGGGAGCGGGACGCAGAGTTGACAAGATTGAAACAGGCACAAGTGCCTGCTCAGTCTTTTGATAACAGTCAGGGCAATCCACAAGTGGCTGCCGACGAGGGGGGCTGGCTGGATCGTTACAATGCTGGTGATAGGTCGTCAAATGCACAGACGGCTGCCAGAAAAGCAGCGGGACTTAGTTAGTTAACCTAGGAGGTAAAAGGTTATGGCCCAGACAGCTACAACGGGTAATTTGGAAAATGCCCAAAAAATTATTCTTGCGGCGAGTAGATATACTGAGGAGCATAATGCTCCAGCTCTAGCTTTGATAGAGCCCTTCAGTCTTCCAAAGGGCGCAAAGCAAGTATCAGTTCCTAAAGTGGGACAGATGACGATAAGTGATGTAGGTGATGGTCAGGATATTGTGGATGAGGAAGACATCGGGATGACCACGGTTGACCTTACAGCTAGTGAGGTTGGTGCAAAGGTTATCTTGACCGACAAGCTGGTACGACAGGCTGCTGATAATGTATTCAGCATGATTGGGCGACAGCTTGGTGATGGTATGGCGAGGAAGAAAGACACAGATGTTATTGCTCTGTGGCCTAGCCTTAATGGTAGTACGGTACTTGGTGCAGATGGACGTGATATGAATACAGCAAACACACACGCTGTTATATCTAATGCAAAAGCTAACAAGTTCGGAAACCAACTGTATTTCATTCACCACCCTAATGCAGTCGCAACTCTTTCAAAGCAAGCTGCTACAACTGCTGATACAGCGGCTGGAGGACTCTCCAGTGGATGGAGTGTAGACTTACTACAGAATTTCTATAGCGGGTTAAGGCCAATCAATAATGTTCCTATATTTGAAGATGGGAATATTGAGAAGGTGTCCGGTGTTGACTCTGGATATGGTGTTATCGCTGATAAAACAGCGATGGCTTATATTTCCAGCGTTGATACCCGTACTGAGAGACAGAGGGATGCTTCTCTACGAGCAACTGAACTTGTTATGACTGCTGATTACGGTGTGTTTGAGCTTGATGACAGCCGTGGCGCAGCGGTACAGTTTGAGATTGGCGACCTTTCAACTTCATAAGCAGGGAGTAATTAATGGTAGGAGTAAGTGAGCGCAATCAACAGAAGCTAGAACTTGCTAATGCAGGATTCTCGCTAAAGTACATAGATGAGTGGCAGTCTAAGACTTCACTTTATCGCCATAAGCCTAGCTATAATATAGAAGGCAACGTGTCAGAAGGTATTGGCACTGTAATAAAGGGAGTCCCAGGAAACCCAGACTATGTGTTGCGTAAGGCTCGCATCGGACTATTTCCTTGGCTACCTGGTGACACATGTGAGTGTCGGTGGTGTAGAGAAAAAGCAGTCAAAGCTGTAAAGGAAAAGCCAAAGGAAGAAGTTAAAAAAGAGATCCTTACTTCTCAAAGTGAAACTACTGTTAAGTTGAAGTGTCCAAATTGTGACTATATAGCTAGTGGTACATCTGGCGTGAGTGCAACCTCAAGTTTGAGGGCTCATGCCAGTGTACACAAGTAAGTAGTACTCCAGGTAACTGTAAAGATTGGCCGAGGTTACTTTGGGTAATATAATATTCGGCTGATCGCAGGACTTAGAACCTGTAGAATAACCTTTAAGGAGGTTTAGAAATGTCTTTTAGTGCAATTCAGGGTGGAAGGTATGGTTTTGAAAAACAGACCACATCCTCCAAGAAACAGATCTATGGAGCGACAATGGCTCTTTCAGACGGAAGAGTATTTCGCTACGTGGAAAATGGTGGAACTGCTATTGGAGAAGGGCTAGTTGTAGCTAGTGAGGCTCCAGCAGGAAATCATGATGAAGACTTGGTAGTAGCAACTAGCGGTTCTGCTGGCGGTCTTACTATTGGTGTTACCCTTGGCGGTACTGCCGCAGCGAAGAATCTTTACGCAGAAGGATTTCTGTTTTCCAACTTAGCTTCTACAACTCCACACGAGATGTACAAGATTAGGTCTCATCCTGCTATAGCTTCAAGTGGAACTGGAACAATCACGATAGATGAGGGTGATGGATTCCAGACTGCTATTACAGCAGGCACGGATACTGTGGGTCTTATCAAGAGTCCTTACAAGGATATTGTTGTTGCTCCCGCAGCCGTTGCAGGACGATTTGTTGGCGTTACCTGTGCAGATCTTGAGGCTGATTACTTTGGCTGGGTCCAGGTATCAGGTTTAGCTTCTGTTAAAATTGACGGAACTCCAGCATTTGGCACATTGGTTGGAGCAAGCTCAAATCACGCAGGACAGCTTCTTGCTATAGGTGCCGATACAACTCCTGCTCTGGCAAGGATACATGGGAAAGCTGGTGTGGACAACGAGTTCCATACCGTATTCCTAATGAATCTAGCTTAATGGTAAGCGAACTATGGACCCCACAGGAGGTAGTTGATCATACGGTATCTTCTGTGGGGTCCAATGCTGAAACTGGCGATTCTGTAGAGCAGCATATTTTCTGGGTGAGTGATCCGGTTACAGGTAAAAAACATAAGTTTTGTATCTTAACTGATGATGAAACTTCACAGGCTCATCTGGAAGATATGGGAGCAAATGCAATAGATCGGTGGTTATCAGAGGTTAGGCAAAAAGATCATAAGCCTGCCCCTACGATTGAGCAGCGTAAGGAAATAGGCAAGATCCTGGACGAGATAAGAATACATAGACTAAAGAGAAAAGAAAGCTCTAATGGGCAAATATATTATTCTGGATTAGAGGGAGCGCAAAATGGCGATCACAGACATAGTAATAAATGAAAAAGATTTAGCATCCGTGTTACAGAAAAAGATTGGAGAACTAACCAATCTTCAGCTTCAGGTGGAAGCATTATCACGAACAGTTTCTGAACAAGATGCTAAAATTGCTGAATTAGAGGGACAAGAACAGAGTCCCAATGGCAAGGAGGCACAAAATGCCGATGGTAGGAAGGAAGAAATTCCCGTACACATCTAAAGGTAAGAAGGCTGCCAAGGCATACGGCAAACGAACCAAGAAAAAAGTTCGTAAAACTAAGAAATATTAAAGGGGGCTAGTCATGCCTATAGTACAAGGTAGGACTCGAGCCCAGATACGCCAAAGTATTGGATATAATCTAGGGGCTATATATGTATCTTCATCTAGTGGGAATGGATCTACTACAACAATTGTAGATAACACTCTTATTGGTGCAGATGACAACCATAATGGCAAATGGGTTGTTTTTAATGATGCTAATGGGACATCTGGTCAGGTAACTAGAGTATCTGATTATACGTCGAGTTCAACTACTCTTACTCTATCTCCAGCAGTTGCTGCATCTTCAGC